GGTTGATGGTCGTAATCAGGTTGAACTGAGTCGTTTCGGCCTCAGCCAAAAGGGTGCAGGCACTGCGTCGATTGGGCCTATGGCTCAGAACTCGCAAAATATGGAATTGCTTGAGGATCCAATTCTTATTGATATCCCAGAGATTCCGTTTGTCCTCATGGAGCTAGATACTAGCCTGATGACGGACATCGCGGACTATCAGATTAGTCTTCTTAACTTGACTAGTAGTGACGTGAACTACGCTTTGAAGTCCAACTTCCCCTTCTACACCGAGCAGTTTCATCCTGCTGCGGAACTGCCCCATGTTCGCCCTGGTGACGTCGAGGGTGATGGAACATCGAGCCAAGCGACAACTGCGAACTCCCGCCAGCAGAAGACTGGCGTCAGCCAGGGTCGTCGCTACCCCATGGGTGCTGAGCGTCCCGGATTCATTCACCCGTCTGCCGAACCGCTGCGGGCTAGCATGGATCTTCAGGACAAGCTGGAGCGTGGTATTCGTCAGCTTGTGAGTCTGCGTCTCAGTAACATTCAACCGGTGCGTGCATCTGCAGAGAGTAAGGACGCCGATAATCAGGGCCTTGAAGGTGGTCTGGCAAATATTGGCTTGGAGTTGGAGTTTGGTGAGCGGAATCTTGGACGCATCTGGTGGGCTTATGAGGCCGCCGGTGGTGGTGAGGTTACTGTCAAATATCCTGACAACTACAATATGCGGACTGACTCTGATCGTCGCCAGGAAGCTGAGGAGCTTCGTAAGATTGCGCCTACCATTCCGTCTCCGACCTTCCAGAAGCAGACGATGAAGGACATCGTCAACATCATGCAAGGCCACAAGGTTTCGGTTGACGAGCTGCAGAAGATGTATCGAGAAATTGATCGTGTTGCTGTGGTAGTTACTGACCCTGAAATCGTTCGCTCGGACCATGAAGCTGGCTTTGTGGGTGATAAGCTGGCCTCGGAATTACGTGGCTACCCTGAGGGTGAAGCCGAGCGTGCTGCTGAAGATCACGCCAAGCGTGCTGCTCGTATCGTCCGTGCTCAAATGTCTGAGCGTGATATGGCACGTGGTCAAGCACGTGGTGCACCGGATCTCGATAGCGAGACTAGCAGCGGTAGCGATGAGCGCGAAGAAGCAAACGACACAACGCTTGAAATGTCCGAAGAGGATCGAACCCGTGGAGAGGGCGAATGAGCTACGCTACTGAAGCTGAAGCACAGTCCTACTTCAACCAACGTGTCTGTACTGACGCATGGGATGGGGCATCAAGCGCCGAGCGCGATAAGGCACTCGGGCATGCTACACGTATTATTGACCGGTTGAACTTCATCGGTTGCAAGGCGGACCCGGATCAAGAGAATCAGTTTCCCCGTGGGACTGATGTGGACATCCCCAACGATATCAAGAATGCTTGTGCTGAGATTGCATTGGCGCTTCTTGATGGGGTTGATCCGCAGCTTGAGTATGAGAACGTCTTTATGACTTCACAAAGCTATGGTGGTCTTCGCTCGGCGTTTAATCGAGAAGTGAAACCTCCACATGTTCTGGCAGGAGTGCCAAGTATCACAGCCTGGACCTATTTGCGTCCATACTTGCGTGATCCCTTGGATTTAGAACTTCACAGAACGAGTTAGAAATGTGGCTATACTTAGCACAATCGGAAGAGCTTTTACAAGGGGACGTGCAGGACGTTTTAGCCTGGGTGATTCTCGCCCTAGTTGCTCTATACGGTGGAACGGTAGCGTATTTCATTAAACGGCAGCACTCCCAAGAAGCGAAGTATGATAAGCTTCAGATCAAAGTCATGAAGGCATTGGTCCGCTCTAATCGGGCGATTGAGGCAGTTGCTGATTTACCTCCTCCACCCGTGGAAGAGTTTTTGGACGACGAGGATGCTTAATATGGTCCCGGCTAAAAAGACTGATCGCTTACTGCGTGATGCTGAAATCGACCGGCTGCTTGAAAGTAATGACGAACATCTTCAGCACTTGCTGGAGAAGAAAAAGAAAACACCTAGTGGCTTTATCAAGTGCCGAAGTCACTATAAGCGAACCAAACAAGTTATGGAAGCTTTAAAAGAAGTTGACCCTAATGACACTCAAGTCATTAAGATTAACGGGGCACACAAATAACAACCGTGTCATGTATGACACAACATTACTGCTTAACGGCAGGGAGTCTTGAATGATTTTCAGTGAGTATTATATGGCACGGGTGTGGTACCCGGTATTTGAAGGTGACGAGGGTGGTAGCCCCGAAGGAGCAGGCGAAGGCGCTGATGGATCATCTACAGGTTCTCAAGATCCCGGATCCGCAGATCCCCCGCCCGCTAATGACGGTAAAGTTTCCTTCAATGCTGACCAGCAGAAAGAGCTTAACCGCATTCTCGCCGCCGAGAAGAAGAAGCATCAAAAGCTTGTCCAACAGGCGACTGATGAGGCAAAAGCTATGGGTGCGAAGGCTCGATTGACTGCTCAGCAGTCTCAAGAGCTGGATGCCCGTCTGGATCAGATCCAGAACGAGATGCGCACCAAAGAAGAACAAGCGAAGCGAGCTGCTGATAAGGCTCGTAAGCAGTACCAAGACGATATGAAGAAGTTGTCTGCCGAGAAAGAAGATTGGCAGCGACGTTACACTGAATCAACTATTGAGCGTTCTTTAACGGACGCTGCGGCCTCCAGCAATGCGTTCTCTCCCAGGCAAATTGTTGCTATTCTTGGCCCCAATACTGAGCTTGCTCAGGTTCTGGATTCTGAAGGACAACCTACTGGTCAACTCGCTCCGAAGGTCAAGTATCGGACGAAGGACAAAGAAGGTAAGTCTGTGACTCTGGACCTTTCACCCATTGATGCAGTCAAGCGGATGAAAGACGAAGAGGAATACCTTAACCTCTTTCGAGGTGAGGGCTCTGGCGGTGCTGGTCTTCGCTCCCAACCTGGTGGGAAGAAGCCTAACCTCCGTGAACTTGCTAAGGATCCTGCTGCATACCGCAAGGCGCGGGCAGCGGGTCAAATTCCCTTTCAGAAATAGGAGAAATAAATGCTTAATCTGATGCCGCGCATCTGGGTCTCGGTCTTCGCCAACGATCTCGATGCGCTCATCCCGGAGTGGTGGGCCCAAGAGGGTCTCCTGCTTCTGGAGAACAACATGGTGGCGGGTAACCTTGTCCACCGTGACTTCGAGAACCAGATTGCGTCGTTTGGCGATATCGTCAACACGCGACTGCCTGCCAACTTCGTTGGTAAGCGGAAGGCCGATTGTGACGAGGTCACGGTCCAGGACGCGGTGACTCCCAACGTTGCTGTGCCCCTGAACCAGCACCTGCACACGTCGTTCCTCATCTGCGACGGTGAGGAAAGCAAGAGCTTCGAGGTGCTTCGGCAAACCCTCCTTGCTCCGGCTATGCTGTCGCTGGCGCAAATGGTCGACGAAGTCGTCATGTCGCAGGTCTACCAGTTCCTGCCTAACGCGGTCGGTCAGCTCGGTGTCACTCCTACCAAGGAGACTGTCATCGCTGTCCGTAACAAGATGAACCAGAACAAGGTTCCGATGGAGGGTCGTCACTTGATTGTGTCGCCCAACACTGAAGCCGACCTCCTGGCCATCGACTCCTGGATCACCGCTGATAAGGTTGGTGACGAGGGCACCGCGCTTCGCGAGGGCTCGCTGGGTCGTAAGTACGGCGTCCTTCACTGGATGAGCCAGAACACTCCGAGCGTTCCGGGTGGATCGAACGACAACACCTTCGTGGATGGTGCCATCGACAATGGCTCCGGGCACTCGAAGGGTGATACCGCGATCACGGTTGACGGCTTCTCGGCTGCCATCCAGAGTGGCTCGTGGTTCACTGTCGCGGGTGACGACATCCCGCACCGCGTGATCTCGACTGTCGGTGGCGCGACTCCGACCAGCATCACCTTCACCCCGGCGCTTGCGCGGGACGTGGTGGATGACGCTGTTGTCCGCGTTTACACCCCCGGTCAGATCAACTTCGGCGCTGGCTACGCTCTTGGCTTCGGCAAGGAGCTGGTCATCGATGGCTTCCCCATCGCGCCGAACGTGGGCCAGATGATCAGCATCGCTCCGGCGGTGGCTACTGGTGCTGAGCCTGTCTACGGTGCTATGAGCACGCCTTCGACTACGTCGTTGCTGCTCAACCGGCCTCTTGAGGTCGCTGCCGCGGACGACCACTTTGTGGCTCCTGGTCCGGCAGGCGAATACAACTTCGCCTTCCACCGCCAGGCGCTGGCTCTCGTGACTCGTCCTCTGGCTGCTCCGCAGGCTGGTGCGGGTGCGATGTCGTTCGTCGCCAGCTACAACGGGCTGTCGATGCGCGTGACCATCACTTACGATGGTCGTAAGCAAGGTCACCTTGTGACCTGCGACTTGCTGTGCGGCGTCAAGGTGCTCGATCAGCGCCTGGGCGCGGTCATGCTTGCGTAAACGGTGAAGGTTCGGGGTGGGGCACCTCCGGGTGCCCTGCCCACGGGCTTCAGGAGATTCCAATGCCTAACCAAAATTTGCTGCGACAGATCAATCTGATCCTCTACCGGCTTAAGCGGCAGTGGGGTCTCACAGTTGTCTACTACCAAGTGAAGACTCAAACTCATAATGTTGAAACGGGAGAAATCACACGCGAGTATAACACGTTCACTATTAGTCGAGCGCCTGTGTTACCTAATGCAGTTGACCGACACTTTGTCTATGATCTAACCTACATCGCTGCTAACAATAATTTCGTAGAAGGTGCTCTCTTTGACCGGGAGAACCGTAACTTAATTATCGACGCTCGCGATTTACCTAAAGGCTTCGAGCCATCTATGGATGACCACATCGAGTTTGAGGATCAACGATATGAAATGAAGAAAATTACTGCCTTAGCGCAGGGACGAGGATACCTCCTAACTGTTGAAGGTATCACCAGCAGCGAGACTGTTGACTAAATATGAGCGCAAACCCTAATTGGCCTAGGTGGATCTTCGCGACTGTTAGCAAGCATTTTCTTGCTAAAGCGCAGGAAGCAGGCTTACACCTGTTTATTGAAGGCCAACATCGAGACACGCGCAAGCGCAAGGACTTCCTTGAGCTTCGCCTCGATGGCCCTACCTTACTTGAACCTAGTAAGGGTTGTTGGATATTACGGATCGAAGTTAATATTCTGATTCAGTCTACTATGGACGACAAGAATTATCACCGTATTCACCAGAATGTTGGTGTCGCTGCGGCAGCCTTTAACCCGGCTATCACAGTATACAAGTATGGCAACAACCTACAAGACGACGCGACCTTTGTCGGTTGTCTACAGTTGATCCAGAATCGAGAGACTCGGGATTTCCTGGAGATCAATCACTTTGGTCAAATTGACCCAAAGACTAACTTGATGCAGGCATCGGTTGAGGGTCATTACAAAATGGTTCTACAAACCTCGTAAGGAGAGGCTCAATGCAACTTAATGGACTTATGGCCCCCATTCGGGTGCCTGTCTTTGCCCAGATCGACATGAAGTTCGTCACGATGAAGCTTCAGGATGGGACCACTCCCACCCCGAATCAAATCGAGATCAAGATTGGTGAGGGTAACCTCACCTACGACGAGAACCGTCCCATCGAGTACACGCTCGACCGTGGTCGGATTGACGAAGTTCGTGAAGGCGACGAGACTCCTATGGATGTCACTTTTGACCTCCTGTGGGAGTTCATCACGGGCAACCTGGACTCGGCGGGCGTTCCGCCGACCGTTGAGGACGTGCTGAAGAACAAGAACAACGCGGCTGGCTGGATCTCCTCCGATCCGGATGCTTGCCGTCCGTTCGCGGTCGACATCGTCCTCGAGAACGTTCCTCAGTGTGGTGCTGGCGCACCGACTCAGGAGCAGGAATTCATCACCCTGCCGGATTTCCGGTACGAAACCCTGAGCCACGACGTGTCTGCGGGCACCATCGCGGTTACTGGTCGATGCAACGCCAAGGAAGCCAGCATCGTTCGTTCGCTCCAGCCTAGTGTCTAATTAGGCTAACTATCTCTGTCAGAAAGTAGAATATGAAGATTCACGGTAAAAAGCTCGAAGGTCCAAATATCGAGGTCGTGGTCATTCCACGTCAAACTGGACATCTGGTGTTCAGGGCCCAAGCGGTTCTGGACTATGAAGACCATGACAAGTTGAATCCGATGCCTCATCCTCCTAAGCGTTTGCTTAAGGGTGGCGAGGTTCAGGAGGATGTCGAGAATCCGGCTTACAAGAAGAAGCTGGACCAGTGGGCTAATCGAAAGTTCTACTGGATGTTCATCAAGTCGCTCGAAGCCACCGAAGGGCTGGAGTGGGAGACAGTCGACCTCTCTCGGCCTGAGACTTGGGACAACTATAAGACAGAGATGAAGGAGTCGGGTCTTGCCCCTGCGGAAATTGCCCGGATCGAAATGTGTGTGACGGACGCCTGTGGTCTCAACCAAGCTAAAATCAACAAGGCGACTGACGATTTTTTAGCTGGTCGGCTTCAGGCTCCGTCGGACGAGTCTGGCCAAGATTCCGAACAGCAAAGTACGCCATCTGGCGAGCCTGCGAACGCTGGGGCATAAAACCGCCAGGTGTTAAAGACACCTGGGAAGAAAACAGCATCTGGGCCCAAGCGCAGTTGATTGGATACGATCAGCTTCGGCAATACGAGAAAGCTCAACAGCGCATGGAGTTGTATCAGATGCTTGGAGGAGTGCGGAAGTAAGTGGCTGGCGGAGTGGATGTTCGCATCGAGGGTCTCAAAGCTATACGCGGTCGTTTCAACGAGCGCCGTAAAGTCGAGGTCACGAATGCACTCCGTCAGCGGCTTACGGATGCCTGGCGGTCGGGTGGGGAAGCTTTCATCCGTGCCGCAATTCGGAGAGTGCTGGTAGACACTGGTATGTCTGCTGCGACTTTCTTTCCTCTCTCGCGAGCAATTGCCAAAGTAAAGGCAGAAGCTGCGATTGAGGCGCACATTGTGCGGAATCAGAAGCGTGTCGCTCGGAAGGGAATTCCGACTTTTCCGAGCGGCAAGCGTCGGCCTGGCTTTCAGGGTATTGACGAGGGTGAGAGGCTTGGTAAGCAAGCATACATCTTCAACGTGCCTAAGCCTGGGTCGAGAGTTATTGTCTTTCGCTTCTCGTTTCAAACGGTTGCGTTTCAACACGCGATCAACGAGAATATGCAGCGGTCGCTGCTAGCCGGTATTGAAGCTTTTCGGGAACGTATTCAAATCCGCTTCGAACGTGACGCAGAGTTCGTAGTTAGTGAATTCCTAAGAGGACGTATCGTTCGACGGCAAGGGATTGAATAGTGGCTGACGTAAATCTTACAGGTGACGCAAGTAGTCTAGTTCGGGCAATCGAACTAGCTACCGATGCGTTCATCCAGTTTGATCAGACTACCGCTAAGGTTACTCGCGATCAG